CGATCCTTACACACAAGAAACGCTTCGCGACTTTTTGCGATCAAATACGGGTTTTAAAACGGCATCGGGCGGCAGCGGTGCAAGTCAAGTGATTAAAACATTGACAGCGAACGGCGTTGTCAGTGTGCCAGAAGTGACGCGTGACTGTTATATTTCAGGAAATGCTGAAATCTTCCAATTTTCAAAGATAGCTGAACAGGCAATCATCACGCCGGAATACACAAGACAAGACAACAGCTTCGGTCCTATTGGTAATTTAGGCGCGAACATGACAAATTCAAATCTTGGTGATTTGTGCTATAACAATTTTGGTGCTGCCGGAACTGATGATCTGCCGTTCTACACTTTCGACTTCGGAGCAGGAAACGCACAAGCGCCAGATCGCTTTAAAATATACTGGTATCAATTCAATAATTATGTCGGCGATCCTTTCAGGATTGAAGCTTCAGATGATCTGAACACATGGACAACTATTGTCGGCGGCTTGACAGGCACAAACATTGCCGGAAACATTCAAGACGTAGACTTGACAAACACAACGCCTTTCAGGTACTGGCGCCTTTTCTGTGAAGGAGGATTCCCGAACGGAACGGCCTTCATGGTTGTTCGTGAAATAATACCACAACAAGCCGGCACTATTTACGAATCAATTGAAGATAGTTCAAATTTCAGCCTATATTTCGACGCAGACGGAATCTTGCAAGTTGAAAGTTTCTACAATCTTGATGTTGACATCACAATCAATTATTCATGTCCTTAACAATTAATTAGAAATGGGAATACTTGAAGATCATATCAGAAATGAAAAGCTTGCAGAATTGGAAGCGAACTTTCTTGAAAAGAAGGTGGCATTCACAACGAACGGCAAGACATACAGAATCACAGAAGAAAATCTGATCGACATGATCGGACTTGTTCAATTAAATGAAGGCGCAAGCATCGGCGTTCTTGAAAATGAAGTTCTTTCACTTCAGCCGCACACGCCGGCACAGCTGAACACGCTTCTTGATGAAATCCGCATCTATTTGACAGCACTGAAGACAAACAGATTCAACAAGCGTGAATCTTTAAAAGCTGAACAGGACCATGAAACAATTCAAAACTTTGACACTTCTTTTTAAATTATGGAATTAAGCGGAATACAGATAGGACTTGACATGTTGATCAGCGTTGTTTTTGGCGGCCTTGGTGCTGTTGGTGCGTGGTTCAAGATGAAAGGAAAGCAAGACCTTCTTCAGTTAGAACTTGCAGGCGTAAAAAAAGATCAAGAAGAAGACGCGAAGCGATTTGATTCTGAAATCAACAAACTTCGTGAATCTAAGCGCGAACTGAACAAACAAATTCACACGCGAATTGATTCATTGAAGAATAATGTCGAAAAGAACCGTGAACACGCAGAAAAAAGCAACACGGACATGAAGCAATTCATCAATGACATGAAAGTTGAAATTATTCGGGAAATACACACAAGTAAAAAATAGCACTATGAACAGACTTTTCAAAAGCGGAATTGTGACAAGCATCATCGGACTGATGATTCTTGCTGCATCGTTTTTCATGTGGATGACACAGAAAGCGACACAAATTGAATGCGCAACAATGGCCGGCTTCGGTCTTATGTTCCTGCGTTCAAAAGATTCATTGATCGGAATTTCAGAAAAAGAAGACTGATGTCACGTCCTCATCAGAACTGGACACACAAAGAACTTCGGCACGCTCTGAAGATGCACGTTTCACGCTTAGAAATTAGCGGCGAACTTGTCAATCTGTGGACTGAAGCGATTGATGAAGCCTTCGATTCTGATCAATGGGACGCGATCAAACACTTCAACGGATGCAGTGTTGTTCAAGACTATTTTCATCCGTGTCCAGCATGCTTCATTCATGACTATTCATGGTGTTCAGGTCACGGCGGTCAAATGGCTGACAGAATCTTTTATCATCTGATGAGGTCTGAAGGAATGTCAAAAGGCAAGTCTTCGCGCCGCTGGTTTGCGGTCCGTGTTGGCTGGTTTTGCTTCTATCTTTGGAAATACATTTCAAAACGTAAATTCAGAAAGCCGACGCCGGCAATGATTAAAATCGACAACTATTTCAAAAACAAATAAACATGAACAAGCCAACACTTCAACAGATAAAAGACGTGATGATTGCATCAGGAATGACAGTCTTCACAAAGCCTTTCGACATGACACAAGGCGGAATCCGAACAAAAGACAACGCTTCAAACACATTCAATGACTGGCTTTTCATGCTGTCACATGATGCCGAAGGAAATCTTTTTGGAATAGTCGAAGAAGGAACAACTGACGCCGGTCTTTATTATCGTGAAAAACCGATGCACATTGACGGAACAGCCATCATTCAACATGGCTTCCAGCATCGCGCGGCTTATACATACATGGAAACAGGCGGACATCGCGGACAAGAAGGATTCCGTCAGACTGGCCTGATGAAATACTGGCGCGACGCTAACCGTGACAAATATCTTGATTTTGACGGTCCTGAAGAAATCGCAATCTATCACACAAACGGTCATGACATGGGAACCGTCGGAAAATCTGTCAACAAATGGTCTGCCGGCTGTTGGGGTGCAATTGAAAAGATCATGGAAAGATTCTACGCAATGGCACAGCTTCAGATCGCACACGGTCACGGATCAAAATTCAGTTTTGCCATGCTTCATGAAAACATGTTTTAGTCATGAACTTCTTTGAAAAATATCAAAAGCTGATCATTGTCTTTCTGATCGTTGTTGCTTCAATTTATTTGATCACAGCGCTTGAAAGAATGATTTCGAAGGAAGACAATTCAACAGAACTTTTGATTGAACACGCAGCAGAAAAAGCACAAATGAAGACAAAAATTGATCTTCTTGAAAATAAAGTACACAGCTATGAACTTGAAATCCTTAAAATTCGCACTGAAGTTGTTGACATGTCTGATGATCAGCTTGACAGTACATGGTCAGCCATCTTCGAAAACTGATTCAATCACTATTTCGCGCGATCAACAGCGCCAGTGTGTCATCTGGTATCATGAAAACAATCTGAAAGATTCAATCATCGTTTCAAAAGATTCGATCATTGTCATTCAAGATCAATTCATCGAAGAATCTGATGTCAGGATCAAAGAAATTGATTCAAAATTGTCACAATCAAGACAAGATTTGAAGAAAATGAAGAAAAAAAGGCGCAACGCGTGGATTGTTGGCGGATTTTCAACTATCTTGTCAGCCATATTGACATTAATTGTCATTAAATGATTGCATGACTGATTAATTCCGTCTATGTTAATGATTTATTTGTTTGAAAGTGCTGTTTTCGTCCTGAATTCAGCACTTTTTTTGACCTTTCAACAAAAAAGAATGACACTTTCTTGATATTTCGCTTGCGGAATTGGTTTTTCTTGTTAACTTTGTGACAAACAAACAAATCAAAATCATGAAAAAAATCATTTATTCAATCAGAAGAAGCCGAAAATTCAAGGCTATCCAGAAAAGAAACAAGGAAAACAGACCATCAGAAACAACAATCAACATCTTTGATGATCTTTCTGACCTTTCACAAGTAGAACGTCGGAACTTCTTTTTCTGGCATGGTGTAATAAAAGCAGAAGAAAACCTGATCAGATCACATTTCAATCTTGATCACTGGCGAAAAGTAAAAGAAGCAAGACTTTCAATTCATTAATTCATCAGGCGCATCGCTTCGGCGGTGTGCCATTATTTCAACACATGAACGCGATTGAAACAACGCACAATCTTGACTTTGAATGGTCAGAATATCCGAATTTTTTTGAGGGTGAAGACTGGCTTCAGTACAAAGTCGGAACTGTGAAAGGTTTGTGGAATTCAGATGATGAAAACTACATCATTCTTTCTTTTGTGAATCACGAAAAAGGAAACGGACATCTTCAGGACGTTTTCGAATGGTTTGAAAATTCCTGCAAGCGTGACAACAAAAATCTTGTCATCAAAGAAATTGTCAATCCTTTCTTCTATAAACATTTAACAGAAAAACGCGGATTTGTCCCATTGTCGGAAAATCCAGAAGATCAAAACAATTTAATCAAATACATAAATCAATAAAAATGCAAAAAGAAAAAACAACGGCACTTCCTGCCGAAATTCAGAATCAGATCACAGAATCAAAAGTTGATCTGAACATCGCGGAAAATATCGCGTCCTATTATGCAACATTCTTCACGCAAGCGCAAGAAGAAGCAAACAAATTGAAAGGCCTGTCCGTTGACAGTCCGGAAGATGTTGAAACAGCAAAAAGAATCCGTCTTGATTTAGGGAAAATCTGTTCAGCAGCATCAGCCAGAAAGAAGCAGGACAAGGAATTGATCTTGATTCAAGGCCGATACATTGACGGACTTTTCAAGACTGTTGAAGGTTTTGCAAGGCTTACACAAAAAGAAGCTGAAAAAATCGAAAAGCACGCTGAAAGGATAGAAGCTGAAAAGCTTGACAAGGTAGAATCCAAAAGAAATGAAACGCTTCAGAATTTAGGCGTTGATCCTGCGACAGTTGACGCAAGAAGCATGTCATCCGCTGTCTGGGACATTTACATCAAAGGCGTTCATGATCAATACACAGCCAGAAAAGAAGCTGAAGCGAAAGAAGAAGCTGAAAGAATTCAAGCTGAAAAAAGAAGAAAGATTTTTGATGATAGAACAAAGCAGCTGCTTGTCTTTTCTGCTTTTGATGTCAAATACAGCCTTTCACCTGACACAACTGAAGAAGAATTTCAAGTGATGCTTCAAGATTGTGAAGCAGCAAAGAAGGCCGCAATTGAAGAACAATCAAAGCGCCAGCTTCACACTGAACGCTTGACAGAACTTTCTTCAAAAGGATTGATGAAGCATGTTCCGAAAGAAACTGACACAGACCTTTCAAACTTAGACAGCAAAGAATTCAACAAGCTTCTGAAGTATTGTGAAGATGAAGATCAGAAAGAAGTTGACGCACGCTTGAAATTCGATGCTGAACAGGAAGAAAAGCGAAAAGCTGCTGAAGAAGAAGCTGCAAAATTTAAGCTTGAAGCTGAAGAAGCTGAAAAAGTGCGAAAAGCTGAAGAAGACCGTCATCAGGCCGAACAGAAGAAAAAGGATGATGAATTGAAGAAGTTGAAAGACGAACAGGAAAAGATCAACGCTGAAGCGGCGAAGAAGCTTGAAGAAGACAAGAAGAAAGCGCGTGAACTTGAAAAAGCGCCGGACCTTGAAAAGATCAGACTTTCGCTTTCACAATGCGTCCTAAATGATCCAAAGATCAAAGATGCTGTCATGAATGAAACATTTGAAATCATCAATCAGAAGTTCGAAGGCTTCCAGAATTGGGCAAAAGAATTGCTTGATCAAGCTGAATAATCATGAAATTAGATAAAAAAAAGAAGACTGTCGAAGCTGCGATCCAGTACAGAAATTTGAATCAGTTGAAAAAAGCGCTGAATCGAATCTATGAACTGGCGCAGCAAGGCGTCAATGAATACAAGCAAGAAACAAATGAATTCAACGTTGATTTCTGTCTTCGAACAGGAATTTCTGAAGAATACATTGCAAAAGCAAGGACTGAAGAAATTGACGGCAAGATTTGCATGATAATTCCTTCAAAAATGAATGAAAACTGGAAAATAAATTGACATGGAAGACTTCAAGACATACCTTCAAGGCGTATTGAATCGCCGAATCATCAGATTCATTGATCTTCATTTTCGCGCACGCGGAATCAAGAATCCTACAATTGAACAAATCTGCGAAATCACAGAAGATGAAATGATGAACAGCTGGCTTTCAGTTGTGTCAATGAAAGAATTTCTTCTGTTTCAACAACAAATCAAAGAAAATGGCGTGGCAAAAGATTAATTTTGAAGGAAAAGAAATGATGATTGAAGTCGTCAATGATCCGAATGAAGTGACAAGACAGCTTTTGAATTCAATGAATGTCAATACTGTTCATTCTGATTTCGCCTACTATTGCACACTTTTATCATGTCACCTTCAAAAACCTATGATCATTTATCAGAAAGGCGCTGAACCTGTCGAAATAGATGAATCAAAATTCAAATAAAATGTTAACTTTGTGACAAACAAATAAATCAATACCAATGGCAAAAGACAAGAAATCCTTTGTCTTGTACGTGGATCAAAGACATGTGATTGACATGTTGACTGATGAACAAGCAGGACAAGTCCTAAAACAGATTTTTTCATACGTAGCAGACGAACACCCTGAAACAGATGATCCTGTCATCAAGATCGCTTTCGAACCTATCAAGCAACAGCTGAGACGTGATTTGAAAAAATATGAAGGAATAAAAGAAAAGCGATCAGCAGCCGGCAAAGCCAGTGCTGAAAAGCGAAAGCAACAATCTTCAGGCCCTAAAAAGGAAGAAGCAAAACCTTCAAAAGAAGTCATTTCAACAAATTCAACACTTGTTGAAGATGCTGAACAAGATTCAACACTTTCAACTGTAAATGATAATGACAATGATAATGTGAATGATAATGTAAATGATAATGATATTCTATTGAAAGATTGCACTTTCAATGATGAATCTTTAAAAGAAAGTCATTTGAATAGAATCGCATTCAATTTCTGGCGCTTATTTAAAAAGAATCTAAAAGAAGCCGGAATCCATAAATCAAAAAATCTTGAAAATGCGAAGCTGGCTGAATGGGCCAACATTGCACGCTTGATGATCGAAAAGGATGAAAGAACACTTGAACAGATCAAGGAAGTTCGCAAATTCCTTGAAGTGAATGATTTCTGGAAGAAGAACATCAGATCAATGAAAAAATTGAGAATACAATTTGAACAACTAATCATGAACGCTAAAAATTCAGGACATGGAAATCAGCAAAATTCTTCAGGCGGTGCAAGAACAACAACAAGCGCACGTCAAGACTTCGACAGTTAAACAACTACATGACAAGACAAAAGTCAGACAAGAATTCATCAAGCGATTGAATGCGCTTTGTTTGAAGAATTCCTTCGGAAAGCGTGGACTTCAACTTGATCCAGAAACAGAACGCGTCATTGAATTAATTTGTCAGTATCTGAACAAAGAATCTGAATTTGAAAAGAATGACGGCTTTTCCTTAAATAAAGGAATTTGGCTTGCTGGAAATTTTGGATCAGGAAAGACACAAATCATTCAAGCTTATCGTGAAGTCATGAAAGTAGCAAACAAGGCAACAGTCGGCTTCAAAACGTGCAACGAAATGAATGAAGCGTACTTGAAGCAAGACTTGTTCACACATAAGCGCGCCGGAATGGATGGAATCAAGACATTTGCAAACAGATTCGACAGAACTGAACGCATTTTTGATGATTTAGGCGAAGAAGAAACAACGCTGAAAGATTACGGAAATAAAATCTGTATAATGGCGCACATTCTTTCTGAACGCTACAAAGGCGCAAAAGATGGCTGTATCACACACATCACAACGAACTTGACAAAGAAACAAATCGGCGAAGATTACGGCGGCCGAATTGAATCAAGAATCTTTGAAATGTTCAATTTCATTCACTTAGGATCAAAAGCCGAATCTGTTGATTATAGAAAATAAAGGATCATGGAAAAACTACCGAAAAGCAAAGACTGGATCATCAAAGAAGCACAACTTGTGACACAAATCTTCACAAATCATCCACTAAATGCACGCGCATTGATAAAAGATTATTTTTTGATCGAAGGAAAGGATTTTGACACAGTTGAAAAAATGTTCAAGGAAGGTGAATTCAAGAAACATCTTCCGAAAAAGCAGCGTCAACACACAAAGAAGCAAATCGAACAGATCAAACTTGTCGGCGGATTCGTCAACAAGGAAAATCGCTGCATTTCAATTCCTTTATCTGTTGAAATTGAAGAAGACACACAGCAAGCAATCGACAAGCTGAAGTCATACGGCTATACATTAACGCAAGCGACATTCTGATCATGCTTTTTCCAGAATTAAAAGAATTTTTTGAATCGGCTGAACTTCCGAAAACACTTGACGGCGGCTTCATTTATTACAATGATGTGAAAGCATCAGCTGAACGTGCGATCAGGACCATTGAAAGGCACATTGAAAAACACGGAACAAAAGGAATCAGAAGATCAGCGCTTCCTTCGGCTGCGCGTGCAAATCTTCAGACGCTTTTTGATCTTCTTCAAGATCGCAGCAAATGGAATGTTGAAAAGCCTGAAAAATTCAACAGTCCTTATCACAAAATGAAGCTTCAATCTTCAGGAAATACAATTGAAACAAAACCAAAGGAAACAAAGAAAACGCTTGAACATCTTCGAAATTTGGAACAATTCGGCGCTGTTATTGACTACAATCAGCGAATCATTCGTCATTCTGGACTTCCTACACACACAAGAAAAGCAGTTGAATTCGTAAAGAAAAAAGGATTTTTGACAGAAAAAATGTCAAAATGATGCTTTGAATTCAAATAAAGTGTTAACTTTGTGTCAAACAAATAAATCTTATTATCATGAAAACACACTGGCGCAGCCTTTCAGATCAGCCGCATCTTGGTTCATGGGACCTTGAAGAAGACGGAAAATTCAAGACAGTCATTGTCACAATAGACAGAATCTATTCTGGCGAACTGGCAAATCAGGCCGGAAAACAGAAGAAAACCTTCGTGAAGTTCAAGGAATTTTCAAAATCAATGGTTTGCAACACGACAAACTTCAAGCGACTTGAAAAAAGATTCAGAACATTTGACTTCAATCACTTCGTCGGACAGACAGTGATTCTTCAAGTTGAAAAAGTTGACAGTCCACAGGGACAAGTTGACGCGCTTCGTTTTTCTGCTAAAGCACCACCGGCACAAAATCAAGCACCACAAAAGAAGACCGTCACAGATGAACGTCTTGCTGATGCGATTGAATCAATAAATTCAAACAAAATGACAAAGGATCAATTCTTGTCTTTGTATGAATTGACAGCGGATCAACAGAAAAAACTTGATGAATCATGCAGTTAACAGCCGAAAGAATCAAGGAAGTTGTCAAAGAAGTCCAGAATTTGAAGATCAGATGTTCTTCGATTTCAAGAATCATGGCCTATCCTAATGACAGCAAAGTTCCGAAAGGTGCGATGACAGCAGTTGAAGAAATCGTTGATCAAATCCTTTTCAATTTTTATCCAGAAGTGAACACAAAGGAAATGCGCAAAGGAAATCTTGTTGAAGATGATTCAATTGTTTTGTACAATTCAATTTTCTTCACAAACTTCAAGAAAGCAGACAAGCCGATTGAAAATGACTGGCTGAAGACGCAATCTTGCGACATTGATGATGAAGAAAGTGACGCGATCATTGACATAAAATCAAGCTGGTCAAAGAAACAATTTCCGAAAACAGTCAAGAAAGCGCTTGCTTCGCTTATTAAGGCCGGTTATGACTGGCAGCTTCAAGGCTACATGACACTTTATGGCCGAAAGAAGGCTGTTGTTGCTTACTGCTTGACAGACACGCCTGAAGGCCTTTGTGAATGGGAGCCGGCCGACTGTCATTTCATGGATGATGTTGATGACAATCTTCGTGTCACGAAAGTTGAATTCAATCATGATCCAGTAAAAGAAGCGCAAATCATCGCACGCGTTCAATCTTGTAGAATTTACGCGCTTGAATACTTAAACGAAATTTTGACAGATCATGGCTTCAGCATCGCAGCATAAAGAAGAACCGAACACAACAGATGAAATCATCGACTGTCCAGAATGCAACGGCGAAGGATTCACTGAAGAATATGATTGCAACGTCGGCAGCGCTTCGCTGTGTTGCGGCGGATGCTTCAAGAATGTTGTTTGCACAGAATGCAACGGCGAAAAAACAATTGAAAATCCAGACTTTGAAGAAATTGAAGACTGAAAAACCATAAAAAATGAATACAACATCAACAACATCACAACTTTCAACGGTCCTGAAGATCGAAGCGAAAGACAAAGGAATGAAACAGATCGACGTTTCAAAAATGATCAACAAGCAAGATCGCAATTTGTGGCAAATGATCCGCAAAGGATCAGTCAAATTCGCGCTTGTTTGCAAGATTTGCGACGTCCTGAATCTTGAACTTGTCATCAGGAACCGTGAAAAAAACTGCGAATACATAATCAATTCTAAAAACAAATAACATCATGTATCAATTAAAAATTAACGAATCATCGCACGATTTCGAAAAAAAGAATCTTGTCACTATTCCTTCAAGCCGTGGCGGTTATGATGAATTAGTCTGTAAAAAATGCGGAATTAAAGGAAAAACTTTTCAGCTTGGAATTCTTCAAGTGAAAGGCAGCTATTCACGTGAAAAAGTTGAAAACTGTATTCTGACAAAAGAAGAAATGAAGTCAGGAAACACAGGAAGAACAATCATAATAACAATATGTACAGCGCAAGGACCGGCTTTCAAGAACGTGACGCCAGACAGTGAACATGTTGTCATTGAAACGCCAAAAGGACAAACGATTGACTCGAAAGGCGTATGGATCACAGGAAACGGCGAACCTGTGAAAGTTTTAAATAATGAATTTTACTACAAAAACAAATAATATCATGAAAATTGCAATCATTGACATCGAAACAACAGGCTTCCTGAATGCAGGCGGAAAAATCGTTGAAATCGGAATCGTTGAACTTGACTTGTCATCAGGTGAAAGAAAGATCATTTTTGATCAAGTGACGCATGAAAAAGGAATCACGCGCGAAGAAGTTGAAAGATCATGGATCATCAAAAATTCAGATTTAACCGTTGAAGCGGTCCAGCAATCGAAGTGCCTTGATGATTTAAAGCCAGAAATTCAGGCCATCATTGATTCTTACGAATTAGGCGCGACGGCATACAACAACGCTTTTGATTTTGGATTCATGGAATCACGCGGATTCAATTTTCCTGTGAAATTAGGCTGTCCGATGAAGATTTCAACGCCGATCTGTAAAATTCCAAAGAAACGCGGCTACGGCTTCAAATGGCCGAACGTTGAAGAAGCATTCAAATTCTTCACAGGACAGACGGACTTCGTTGAAAAGCATCGCGGCGCTGATGATGCACTTCATGAAGCAGAAATTGTCTTCCAGTTGTACAAATTAGGACATTTCAAACTGAATTAAAATGTCAGAAGAAGAAAAAGAACTTCCTTTCTGGATGAACTTGATCATGATTGTTGTTTATTCAGCAGTCATGATCGGCTTCATCGCAATCGCTAATCTTTAAAGAGTATGATCACAGGATTTGAAACTATCACGGCAGAACTGACGCCGGAAGAAAAGAAGCTTGTTCCGCAATTTGTGAACGGTCTGAAGACTAAAATCGGCAAGAAAAGCGCCGTGACAAACAAGCACATCAGGGCGCGCTTCAAGACAATCGGCGTCACTGTCAGTGATGCACGTGTCAGAAAAATTGTGAATTTCATCAGGATCAGTGATCTTGTGCCGATGCTTTGCAGCACTTCAAAAGGATATTTTGTCGCGCAATCAGTCGATGAAGTTGAATCATACTTGAAAGGATTGAAGGAAAGGATCGCAGCACAGCAAGCAGTTCATGACGCAATTGAACGTCAATTCAACAACGTAAAGCAAAGAAATGATCAAAGAAATTGAAATCGAAGGACACGGAAGATTCAAAGTGAAGAAAGACTTGACGCACAGGCCGAAAATAGAATTGAAGATTGACACAGAAGAAAAAAGATTCAAACGCGTTCAATTCGATCAGCGTCTTGACTATCATGAAGGCGTCAACTATTTCGGCTATGACATGGAATCAAACGACATTCAAATCAAAATTATCAAGAAATGAAAACAGGATCACTTCGCGGAATTTTAACAAGACGCAAGAAACGCAAGCAAAAGTCAACAAGTGTTGACAAGTGTGTTCATCATTTCGAAATGAAGGAAGTCATCAATCTTGCTATTGATCCGAAATGCTTCTTCTGTGGCCGGAATTTGTCAGAATTTCGTAATTTTGAAGAAACAGATGAAAAATGACAGCAATCAAATCAAAAATCAAGCTGAACAATCGGCAAAGTAAACGCGCATACAAAAACGAAGCAGTCAACGCAGTTGAGCATCTTCAGCACATCATTGATGACTTCGTTGAAACTTTGGAAACAGCGCCGGAAAAATTCAAGTATAATGTCATCTATCTTCATTATCTTGATAAATGGAATGAAGCGATCAAGTACGCACAGAAAAGACGTTTCAAATTCATTCACATTGACAAGAATTTCTTTGCGAATGAGTACGCGCCAGAAGTTAGAAATGAAAAGAAGTTTCCGACACGCTTTGAATTGATCCTGTTCAACAATTAAACACTGAAAAGATGAAAAACTTCTTCATAAAAGCAAGCCGGATCATCGGAAAATTCTTTCTTGTGATCCTTTCGATTGTTCTTGTCATGTTCGACAGAATGATCATGATTCCTGTCATTTGGGTTGAACTTCCTTCAATCAAAGACATGAAAGACATCGAATTCTTCAGAAATGAAGTCCTGAAGCGACAGCGCAAAGTCTGGACGTTCATTGCTGCAATCGCTTTGATCTTTCTTTTGATCAAGCTGATCATGTATTTCTTCACACTTTAAAGCCGGACCGATGGAAGAAAACGAAGAAAAAAAGGATGAAAAAGTCATTGACATAGGCGGACGGCCGCCAAAATTCAGCAGCGTTGAAGAATTGACTGAAAAGATCAACGAATATTTCAACGGCGGAATGAAAAAGCGTTCTGTTGTTGTTGGACATGCAGCAGCGAAGAAAGTTGTTGAAATTCCTGTTCCTACTATTTCAGGACTGGCGCTTTTCCTTGGTTTTGCATCAAGACAATCATTCTATGACTATGAAAAAGAAGAAGGCTTTTCTTACACTATAAAAAGGGCGCGTCTTTTCATTGAATCAGAATATGAAGAACAGCTTCAATTCGGCAACGTCACAGGCGCGATCTTCGCCTTGAAGAATCTTGGATGGAAAGACAAATCTGAAGTTGTCAACAAGAATCTGAATTCAAAAGAACTGTCTGAAGAAGAAATCAAAGAACTTGACGAACTTCTAAAGAATGAGTATTAATAAGGAAAAGCTGATCAGATACAGGACAAGCGAATCATTTGAAATGTTTGTCAGGTACTTCTTCAAGGAAAGGAACGGCCGAAAGTTTGTGCTGAATGATCATCATCATCAGATCATTGAAGCGCTGGAAAAAGTCATCAAAGGTGAAACAACACGCTTGATCATAAACATCGCGCCGCGTTATTCAAAGACAGAAATAGCAGTCAAGAATCTGATTGCGTACTGTTTAGCACTGAACGCAGCAGCAAAATTCATTCATTTATCATACAGTGACACGCTGGCGCTTGATAATTCCGAAGAAATCAAAGACTTCATTTCTTCAGCAGAATTTCAGGCGGTTTTTGACGTTCAGATCAAAGCTGATTCAAACGCTAAAAAAAAGTGGTACACAACAGAAGGCGGCGGCGTCTATGCTACCAGCGCAGGCGGACAAGTCACAGGATTCGGAGCCGGAAAAGTTGAAGAAGAAACTGAAGAAAGTGAACTTGATGACTTCATGACCTTCATTGAAAATGCAAAAGGCTTCGGCGGCGCCATCATTATTGATGATCCTATCAAGCCAGATGATGCGGATTCAAACACGGTCCGCGAAAAGATCAACAACAGATTCGATTCAACAATCAGATCACGTGTGAACAGTAGAAACACGCCGATCATCATTGTCATGCAGCGACTTCATCCGCTGGACCTTTCCGGCTATCTTTTGGACATAGAGCCGGAAGAATGGACTGTCCTTTCATTGCCAGTGATCAAGGAAGATGGCTGCGCTTTGTGGCCTTTCAAGCACACGCTGGAAGAATTGAAGAAGCTTGAAGCTGCGAATGAATCAGTCTTCAAGCGTCAATACATGCAGAATCCAGAACCGACAGAAGGCTTGATGTTTCCGAAGGAAGAACTGAATTTCTTCAAAGAAGATCAGATTGATTTGAAGCAATCAGAATCACAGAACGCATTCAATGACATAGCAGACGCCGGAAAAGACTTTCTTTCAATGCCTTTCGGTGCGCTTCTTCCAGATGACAACAGAATCTTCATTCATGACGTTGTATTCACACAGGACGGAACAGACACGAATGTTTCAATGTGTGTCGAACGTATAAACAAACACAATGCGGAATTTGTGCAAATTGAATCGAATTTCGGCGGCGGAATGTACATTCAATTGATGAACGCGTCAACTGATCCAGCGATGAACGGCTTCACGTCCTTGATTCCTATGAATTCACGTGCAAACAAACACACAAGAATTCAGACAATGTCAGGATTCATCAAGAAATATTTCTATTTCAAGGATGACTTTGACAAGACTTCTGAATATGGAAAATTCATGAATCAATTGATCTTATACACTAAGACAGGAAAAGGCGTGAAGAATGATGATGCGCCGGATTCATTGTCAGGCCTTGCACGAATGATCCTGACCT